TTGATGTAGTTCGTATTTCATGGTTAAGCAACCTCTTTCTGTATTTGTTCATAAGTAACTGGTGTCCAGTACATATCTCTTTCGACCTTTAATCCCAGATGATTAACATTTTTCAATTCATCTAAGTTTGTGTATCCAAACTCTGCCTCATAGATTATTGCTAATCCAAAAGCATCGTTAGTGTTAGGATCTAGTTCGCTGATGTACCAAGTACCGCCAGTAGGATGAAAGAGCTTAACAACTGGGTTAAACTCTTTTGTACCATCTTGTTTTTTAAAGTTATCAATTAACTTTAATTCTTGAGCTTTAGTTAAAAGTTTCATATTTACCTTTCTGTTTTTGGGGGTTTAGATGTGTAATGTTTATTAGCATCTATTGCTAATATAATGTTCTTTACTCGCATTGCAAGTGTATATATTAATATTTATTGCTAATGCGACAACTTTGCACAAGTTGACCAACTCTTGACCAAGCAGAATTTAGGCTTTAAAAGTGTTGTATATCGCTATGAGTAAATTATTGAAAATCATTTACTAACACTAAAAGCTATTGATTATCAATACAAGTAGATACAAGCCTATTAATATAAAAAATATTTAAATTGTTGAAAAATAACAATAATAAAATTAATAGTTGACCAAAAGTTGACCAGATCTGGACACAATCTTTACTAAATTATAGAGCAAACAACAAAATAAATTGCTGTAATTATGTTGACCATAGCATATTGAGCTAAATGTTATAGGGGTTTTTATGGTGGTGATACTTGGACTTGAACCAAGGACACATGGATTTTCAATCCATTGCTCTACCAAGCTGAGCTATATCACCACTCGTTGTCGCCTGTTTTTTATATATTATTTTTTTGATTTTATCTTGCTTATTTTTTGTCGAAGAACTCGCAGCTCTTCCATCTTTTCGGCTAGTCTTTTTATCAGCCATTTGATCGTTTCGTCTTTTGTAAAATCTGCCATTAAAACATCTTATGCAATAATAAATTGCTTTGAACTTTAATTGTCCACGCTTTATCATATTGATTTCTAAATATTCTTTTTTGCAATCGGTACATTTAATTTTATTTAATAATGGATTATATTTTTTATATTGAACTGTTTCTGTTCTGACCTTTAATTTTTTCATTGCAACACAGCTCCTGTAGTTTTCTTAAATAATTAACCCAATTATCTATTTTGGTAATATTCCAATGTGTTGAAACCCAGGGTGAAAATCTTTTTATTCTAAAATTAATAATTTCGTTTTTGTTGTCAGTATTATACAAAACAACAAAGCCTGGAAGATTTAATCTATTTGCAATTTTTTGACACATTGTAAAAGATTTATGTTTTTGTCCAACATCCTTTGCAGTCTCAATAACAGCTAAAGGTTCATAACATTTTATGCAGCAAGGAACGGAGTCAACATCAATGTAGGCAATTCCATCGTATTTTCTATGCCACTTAGAATAAATATCTTGCGGTAAATCGGAGTACCAATGTCTACTCATCTATTGGCGGTTCATCGTCATTTATCCATTTGTAATCTTCATCTTTTTTAACATTGCTTGATCCAGTAAAAATTGGCGATTGTATTTGCTCAGATAATATATTTAACTCATCAGCTCTTAGAGCTCCAGCAATAGCAACATAGCTGGTAGCATCCACAAAGTTATCTTCGTTATATACTAATCCATTTTTTACCCTTGATAATTTGACCAGAGCCAACATAGCAGCTGCTTGACTTGGTTTTATTACAATACCTAAATAGGATGACCAAAAAGCTGCAATAGTTCTGTGATTTTCTGCAACATCACCATGCGTTTTATGTCTATCATTTAAACAAATATCTTGAGCAGTATCGATTAATTTTGTTATGTGATCGTAAATTTTTTTATTCATAACAAGCCTTTTTTAATCATCCACTCTTGCAATTTTTGTTCTGATATTTTCCATCGACCTAAAACCTTAACAACTGGAAGAGTGTCTTTAGTTCTTAAATATTTTACTCTTTGATTTGCATGACTAGGCATACAATGTTTGCCTGTAACTACTTGGATGATTTCCACACATCCAAGCAGTCTAATATTATTCAAAGTCATCAGCGGCACTACTATTTGATGGCTGGTATGGCTGCCAAGGTTCAATAACAACACTCACAGTAGGAGCACCAGTATTTTTTGTTGTTCCTTTCCAAACAGTAAGTTTGTAATTTTCACCTGATCTTAAAATAATATCTTCTTTAGGTGTAAATCCTTCGCTATGTGAATTAGCTAAAGGTTTATTTCCAAAAGAGTTCATAGATGATTTCAGTTCATCCCCAGGGAATAAATTTAGATATTGTTTAGTCATGGTTTATTTTTCCTTTCTTAAATAGCTTCATATCTTCAAGCTGTTTTTTCATGGCATTATCAATGTGAAGTTTTTGAGATGTACTTAATCGATTGATCCAATCAATATACACACTCATAAATTCATTTAACTTGCCAGGATTTTTTACTTTTATAATTTCCTGTACAAAGAAATTATATTTCTCTTTGCCAGTAAAATTATCCCATTCAGGTGTAGGAAGCTCCTTTGTACTTTGCGGAGTTAATGACTTTGTTTCATTATTTGGAGCTTCCAAATCACCAGCTTTGCGGACAGCTGTATCTATTTCGTCTTTAGACGCATAGGTTTCACCACCACCAAGATTTAATGCTGCAAGTGCTCTTCCGATTGCACTTGTCTCGCAATTTTCTATGTATGAAGTCATATTGACCATACTTCCGCTATGTCTAAACTCTTCAGCAAGACCAGTAGCTAAAACTTTTCCATCAATAGTAATTGATGCTTTTATAACCACAACTTGTGTATTTATAATTTTTCCTTTGTTATTAATCTCCATAGGATTGTTACTAATAATATTTGTCTCAATCTGTGCATCTGGAAAATATTTTCTAAATGATTGTAACCTATGAATTACTTCAACATATTTTTTGCCACCTCTTTGAGAAACAGAAACTGCATCCATTTTTTTTTGTAGATCTACAAGAGCAGCTTTTAATTTTTGTTGTGTGTCCATTAAATATCTCCAGTTGTCTGAAAAATATTCAGCCAAATAAACTTTGATTGATTTTTTGTGATTTTATTTTTTAATCTTTTTCTACATTCTTTTTTAAAAATTATTTCTCTTTTTTTTCTTATGTGCCAGGGTGTTTTGACAAGTGGGTATTGTGATATTTCTAGGGGTATGATCTTAGCTTCCATAATAAAACTCCTTTACTTCTTTTAATTCTTCGTTTGTATAACCATAAAAATTTATGTCTTTCCAATTTGGTGTAATGATTTTTTTAATGTCATTAACATCATCTGAAATTTTTAAAATATTTTGCCTTGCCAGAGCTTCATGTCTTAACTGTTTATTATTTTCATCATGTGCATCATTTGTGAGCTCGTCACAGGAGTCACTATTTAAAATGCTATAGTCAGATGCACTTGCATAAACAATCATGCCAGGCTTTTTGTTTGTTGCTATATTGTAAAAAGAAACTTGTTTTGCATGGTTCATTTCAAATTGACCAATACCAGTTGGACATTTTACAGCCTGATAATAATACTCATCTTTTTTTGGTCGCTTTTTTCTTTTTGACCATTTAGTTTTAAATTCAATAAAAAATGGTTCTACTTCAACATCAATTTTGCCAAATGTTACAACATCAACTCCATCATAATAAAAATCGACATTTCTTTCACAGTTAATATCTTTATATTTTTTTACACCTAAATCTTTAAGTGCCTGGATACCATTTAAAACAGTATCTGGCATATCATCCAAACACTTTTCCCAATTTTCAATTTGTATTGGATTTCCCATCAACCATTTTCTTTGTTTTTTAAAATCATTAATGGCAGCTTTAACAGCTAGATCTTCATGCTTGTTTTCTAAAAGGTAGGCTTGATATCCAACTGCAAATGAGTTTCCAGCCAACATAGGAGCTGAAGGTTGTTTGCTTCTTCTCCATTGTTCATTCTTGACAACATATTCGTAAAACCAAGAGCTCATAGACTTGTTTAATTGTGATGGTGAAAAATGGCTTAAACCATGTAATTGATAATAAGTTGGTATTAATTTAACACCAGATTGATTTGATGTGATTTCCATTTGAACAAAGTTAGCAATATTTGCTAACAAGTCAAATAATATTGTGATTAATTGCTAATTATTTTGTAGTAGTGTGTATTAGCATTAACTATTGAAAATGCCATGATAAGAAGAATTAGTAGCAATTTTGACAATAGCACAACTTTTTATTTTAACATTTCTAACTGGTGCAGAAGCTCCTAATTGCATAATTGTGCATATTTTTTCATCACTACGATTTATTAAAGTCACACCACAAAGCATTTTGTCATCCTCAGTATTAACTAAACAAAATCTATTATCATAATTTTTTTCCAATTTATCATTATTTATGTAATTACCATCAAAAATTAAATAATCAAAATACACCTCTGTTGGCGATGTCGTTACCTGTAATCTAGGCATAAGATAAGATTTTAAAGCAATATAACCTGGAGAAATTGGAAATTTACACATCATTTTTGGTCTTTCGCCTTTGTATAATGATACTGCTTCAGAAGGATAAATTTCGCCAATACATTCTACTTCTAATGGTGGAAATAAAACTTCTTGCGGTGTTGTATTAAATTCAGGAAGTGAAGAAAGTTTTTTTGCAAGATCCATTGATACTTCAGCTTTACCATTTAAAACTTTATTGAGATGAATTTTATTCATACCAATTTTATCTGCAATTTCTTCTTGTGTTAAATTAAGATCCTCAATCAAAGATTTAAGGTGTTTATTTATCTTCATGTCTACCATGTATTTTTTTTGTATATCAATCATATTAGTTAATAGATTTAAATGCTATTAGTTATAATTGCAAGTATATTAATTTTAAAAGCAAATACTATTTTACTAATTAGTTTTAAAAGTGTAGATATTATAGCTATGAAATTGGAAACTTTTAGAGTCAAAAACGACTTAACATACGGAAAATTGGCTATTTTCCTTGGTTTTGGAGAAAAATCAAATGCAGCCAGACTTGTCCACCGATGGTGCAAGGGTGAAACTTTACCTACCAGGAAAAATATACAACAAATTAAATCCAGGACATTAGAAAAAGTAACCGCCAATGATTTCTTCTAAAGATAATCCAAGGTTTGGCATCTTTTATTGGTTAGATCCTATGGAAGATGTTATCGGATGGAAAGAGCTTAAAGACTCCTCCATCAGTCTAGCTCCAGCCTTTTCTACTGGATGGATTATTGAAGAGCATGAAACTTATTGGGTTGTTGCAGCTGATCTCATTGTTTTAAAAGGTGAGATTACGGATACTGGTCGTAGGCAATCAATCTACAAATCTTCTTACACAAAGTTTAAGGAAATAAAATTTAATATTTATGATCCACAAATGGAAACTACTAAAACTTGTCAATGCGGAAAAAAACTTAAATGATGCTGCGAGAAGAGTTATGTTTTTTTTACTAGATAGAGAAAACAACAAGACAAGAGCTCTTTTCCCTTCGCATCGCAGACTTGCAGAGGACACAAATTTATCTCTCAGGAGTGTATCCAGGGGAATAACATCACTCGTCAAATATGGCTACCTTTCAATTAAAAAAAAAGGTTATCCAGGCAGAGCTACTGATTATGAAATTATATATAAAACTGATGATACGAACGCATTGCAATCGCATCACACGCCACATTTGACCGATACACACGACACAATTGTCCAAAATAACACGACAGATATGGCAGACCAATTAACTAATATAATTAAACATAATAAATTAACTGTAGAGGAGGAAGAAATGACAGATAAGAAAGTAGATGTATCCAATTTAGTTTCAAAGTTTGCAAAGAATTTAAATATTAATTACAGACAAGTTACAGACGGAAAGAAACTAGCTCACAACTCACCAGAGGCTATTAGGAGAAGATATTTAATCAAAACAAATAGCATGGAAAAGACACAGGATTGGTACAGTAGATATTTAAATCCAAAAACTAGCCAACAAGCCTGGGAAGAAGCGGTGCATCTACAAATAGTGAGAGTATGGAAAAAAAGATAAATATAGTAGTATTAGATGGCTTTTTCAATGAAGCTGCAAGAACAGATAGAAGATTGCCTGGAGTAATAAAGCATCAAAAGATGTCAAGCTGGGTTGATTACAATAAATTAGAGTGGTTGGATAAAGGTTATAATGATCGTAAAATAATAATTAGACCAACACCAAGACAGATAACAAGATGGTGGTTCAGTCAGATTATACTACTTGAATTTGTTGAAGAGGAAGAGTCAAGAAAACTAATTTGGTTAAGAGCTAAACGATATCCCTGGACTCACATTGGTCGAGCTCTTGGAATGGATAGAAGAAAAGTTAAAAGCAAATATGAAGAAGAATTAATTTATCTTTCACTGTTACTTGAAAGCAATAGAAGAGATAAAAGAATAGTAGACATAATTGACAAGATATTATATTAATTTTAATACACTACCGAATATCTATGGTAGGTAGACCATCTAAAAAAATATTCTGTCAGGCTATTCGTAAGTATGATCGCAATCAATGTAGAGCCAAAGGCATATTAAAAAAAAATGGTAGATACCTCTGCAAGTATCATGGCGGAATGTCAGATGGTCAAATAACCCTGGAAGGAAAGATAAAAGCCAGGATGAATTTAAAACAATATAAAAATAAAACCTATGAAGAAATCAGAGAAAGTATTGAACGATCTAATTGATAGATTAGAGCTTGGAGAGACATTAACAAGTATTTGTAAATCAAAACAGATGCCAGGATTATCTACTGTTAATAGTTGGTGCAAGACAGATCAGAAAATTAGAGATCGTGTTTTAGATGCCAGACGCATGGGAGCGATGACCTGGTTAGATAAGATGCAAGATCTATTAGATACAGAAGTAGAGCCAAGCCAGGTTCAATGGAATAGAGAAAGATTACATCATGCCAGGTGGGTAGCGAGTAAGCTCGTAAGTGTATTTGGTGACAAACAAACTGTAGTTAATGAGGGAGATAATGTCATTACTGTTGTTTGGAAAGGTGAAGAAGAAGCTGTTAAAGATCCCAGTACGATAGGGAAACAAGCAGCTCTCGCACACACGACAAGAGGTTCGAAGGCTGAAGTTGACCAGGATGTTGACCAGACTGTTATAAACTAGGAATATCAATGCTTAGTAAAGGATAGTATATCCTTGGTCGACCTGGAGCTGCCATCAAAGAGAAAAAAAGTCAAAATTATAGAACAAAATACGAACTTATAAGATATCGATACCCCCAAATTGTGGGGTGCATTTGTATATATATATATCATGGGATCATCAGACACTCACACAAACACATTAACAGCAGAACTTTACATCGATGAAAAAACCAGAACTTTGACACTTAAAATTAAAGATTTTAGGGATGATGTGTCAGCAATCATAGCTGCCAGGTTAATTTGCGAAACACTTGGTATCGATTTTGTTGATCCTAGTATTGGAGATACGCTACATTGAAGGTTATAGAGATACCATATAAGCCAAGACCACAGCAATTAGAACTACATAATGCTCTGGGTAAATATAGATTTGCAGTAGCAGTCATGCACAGACGAGCTGGTAAGACTATGTTTGCTCTGAACCACAGTATAAAACTGGCATTAACTTATAAATTAAAGAATTTTCGTGGAGCTTTCTTTTCTCCAACTAGAGTGCAGTCAAAATTGGTTGCCTGGGATGCCTTAAAAGAATTTGCCAGAAAAATACCTGGTATTAAGTTTAATGAGACAGAGCTTCGTGCCGACTTCCCTACTGGCGGTCGTATTCAGTTATTTGGTGCTGAAAATGTCGATGCTGCTAGAGGACAATATTTTGATTTTGTTGTGTGTGATGAGTATGCACAGATGGACTCAAGAATGTTTGCAGAAGTTATTCGACCAGCCATGACAGATAGAGCTCCTCACTCCAGAGTTTTATTTATTGGAACTCCACAAGGAATGAATAGCTTTTACGATTTGTACGAACAAGCTAAAACAAGTGCCGAATGGTACACTTGCGTACACAAAGCATCAGAAACTGGATTAGTTGATCCTGGTGAGCTGCGTGACGCAAAAAAGATGATGACAGACGATCAGTATTCTCAGGAATTTGAATGTTCCTGGACTGCTAATATTAGTGGATCTGTCTATGGAAAAATTTTAGAAAAAATGGATAACGAAAAACGCCTTGGTCGTTACCCCTATGATCCTGGATATCCAGTTGATGTAGTATTTGACCTGGGTATATCGGATGCCACAACAGTTTTATATACACAACAAATTGGTAGAGCTGTTTTTATTATTGATTGTTACACAAATAATAATCAAAGCCTGGATCATTATGCAGATGTTATTAGAAAATCTGATTACAATATTAGAAATTATATAATGCCACATGATATCGAACATCGAGAGATGTCTACTGGTCATACAAGAAAAGAATATGCCATGAGTATGGGTATGCGACCAATAAAGGTTTGTCCAAAGTTACCAATTGAAGATGGACTTCATGCTGGACAGATACTATTAGCTCGATCTTATATTGATAGAGAGAGATGTAAGCCATTTATCGATGCCATGCGATGGTATCATCGCAAATGGATTGAAAAACAAAAAATTTTTTCGAAACCAGTTCACGACCACTCTAGTCATTTTGCAGATGCCTGGAGAACTTGTGCAGTTGCACTACAAGAATTAGATTTAGAAAATACAAGACCTCCGCAAACTTTTGCAGAAGGTGTGAATTATAATCCATTAGGAAGGAATTAAAATGGGATCATTATTTAAAAAACCAAGTATGCCACCACCACCCCCACCAATACCAGATGCAGTTCCTTTGCCAGATACAGACAAGGCTGAAGAACAAGGAGCAATACAAATTCAAAAAAAGAAAAAAGGTTATACCAATACGATTTTAACATCAAATCAAGGCGTTACAGATGAAGCTGAAACTTTTAAAAAAACGCTTTTAGGAGGATAAATGGGAGCACAAGACCAAGGAAGCAGAGATAAAAAAAGAGCTGCTAATACTGCAAGAGTTATGGAAAATAGAGCAACTGATCCTATGGCTATGAGAACTGGACAAAGAGTTGATATGTATAGCGATGCTACAGTTCAAAAAATATCAAATTATGGAAGAGGTTTAAATTTTGCTAAAGATGGTAGAATTATTTCTAATCAACCAACATTTGGAGAATTTGTGGGTGATACAAAAAGGATGCTTGTTGGCGGCACAGCTAAAACTCCAAGTTTTTCAAAAAGAGATCCAAAAAATATTCAAAGTGAAACTTCAAATCGACAAGCAAACATTAATACGTACGCAGCGACAGCTCCTACACCTAAAAAAACTGAAGGAGTAATTCCAAAATTAATTAATACTGGAGGTATGGTGGGATTTGTAAGCACATTATTAGGCGGTGGATCGAAAGATAAAAAAGGAAAACTATTAAAATGAACGCAAAAGATGTTGTTTCAAGTTTTCAACAATTAAAAAGTAAAAGAAGAAATTGGGAAACACATTGGCAAGAAATCGCAGATTATGTCTTACCAAGAAGAGCTGACGTAACTGTTACTAGATCTAAAGGAGATAAAAGAACAGAAAGCATTTTTGATGGCACAGCACTCCATGCAGCTGAATTATTATCTTCATCACTTCATGGTATGCTAACAAACGCAGCTTCTCCCTGGTTTAGTATGCGATTTAAAGATGAAAATATTTCACAAATAGAAGAAAACAGAGAATGGCTAGAGGCTTGTACTGATACAATGTATATGGCTTTAGATAGATCCAATTTTCAGCAAGAAATTCACGAGCTCTATACAGATTTAGTTGTCTTTGGAACTGGCTGCATGATGATCGAAGATGATGAAAAAGATTTTGTAAGATTTTCAACCAGGCATATAAATGAAATTTATATATCAGAAAATGATAAAGGAATTGTTGATGTACTTCATAGAGAATTTAAATTAACTGCAAGAGCTGCTTACAATAAATTTGGCGATACTTTACCAAAAAGAATTTTAGATATATTAAAAACAAATCCTTACGATGAAATAACGCTTTATCAATGTGTAAAACCTAACGATAATTTAAATCCATATAAATCAAATAACAAATCTATGCCATTTGTATCAATTTATTATGATAAAGAAGATGAGCACATGATATCCATGTCTGGATTTAATGAGTTTCCTTTTGTCGTTCCAAGATGGTTAAAATCTTCAACTGAAATTTATGGCAGATCTCCAAGTATGTCAGCATTGCCTGACATTAAAATGATTAACAAAATGTCTGAAACTACCATTAAAGCGGCACAAAAAATGGTAGATCCTCCTTTATTAGTTCCAGATGATAGTTTTATTTTACCAATACGAACACAGCCTGGGGGATTAAATTTTTATAGATCAGGAACAAGAGATAGAGTTGAGCCATTAAACATTGGAGCTAACACACCACTCGGTTTAAATATTGAAGAACAAAGAAGAACAGCTATTAAACAAGCGTATTTTGTTGACCAATTATTAATGTCACAAAATATACAAATGACAGCTACAGAAGTCATGCAGCGAAATGAAGAAAAAATGCGATTATTAGCACCAGTTCTTGGTCGTATGCAATCTGAAATGTTGCAGCCATTAATTAATAGAGTATTTAATATTTTATTAAGAAAAAATATTTTACCAGTACCGCCAGAAGAGCTCCAAGGTCAAGCAGTAGATATTGAGTATGTATCACCACTAGCAAGATCTCAAAAAGTTGGAGATGTTCAAGCTATTATGAGAACATTAGAAATAGTCATGCCGCTATCACAAACAGAGCCAATTATGGATTATATTGATAGTGATAGAATGGTTCAACATTTAGGTGATGTTCTAGGTGTGCCAAGTAAAGTCATGAGGTCAACGCAAGAGGTTCAAGAAATTAGACAGCAAAGACAACAAGCTCAACAACAAGCTCAAGAGCAAGAACAAATGATGCAGACAGCTCAAGCTGGTGGACAAGTAGCACCACTTGTTAAGGAGTTGAATGGACAACAATAAACAAATTAAAGATTTAAAAAATAATTATAAAATTACATTTGGATCTGAACAAGGCGAAAAAGTATTAGAAGATCTTTTAAAAAGATTTCATTATCACACATCAACTTTTTCCAAAGATTCAAACGAGACAATGTTCTTAGAAGGACAGCGGAGCGTGGTTTTGTTTATACAAAACATACTACAACAAAAGGAGCAAATAAATAATGAGTGAAGATCAGACAACTGCTGATACTCAGCAATCTGTGACAGATACTTTTACAGATACACTACCAGAAGATATAAGAAATGAACCATCATTAAAAAGTTTTACAAATGCTGGTGATTTAGCAAAAAGTTATTTACACGCAAATAAAATGGTGGGTGCGGATAAGATTGCACTACCAGGTAAACACGCTACCGAGGATGACTGGATGCAAGTTTACAATAAATTAGGTAGACCAGAAAAAGCTGATGCTTATCAATTTAGTTTTGAAATACCTGAAGAAAATAAACAAGTCATTAGTAATTTTACAGAGATTGCACATAAAAATGGTTTAACAAACAACCAGGCTAATGCAGTTTTAGAATATTACAATCAAATGCAAACTGATGCAAATAGCTCAGTTGAAACAATGGCACAAGCTAACATGGCTGAACAAGAAACAGCTTTGAGAAAAGAATGGGGTTTAAGTTATGATAATAATTTAGCTTTAGCTGACAATGTTTTTAAAACGCATTTTGCAGAAGGCATGGCTTCTTTAACATTAAATGATGGAACACAATTAGGAAACCATCCTGAGTTTATAAAATCTTTAGTAGCTCTTGGCAAAAATTTTAGCGAAGATCAATTAACTAAAGAAACTAATGTAGGCGTATCACCAGCTGATGCACAAAGAGAGATTGCAAAATTACAATCTAGTGAAGCCTATACAAATAAAAACCATCCAAATCATGAGATGGCAGTACAAGAGGTTGCTCAACTGTATAAAATACAGTTTGGGGAATAGCAGAATAATCTTTTAAGACTCTGTGCGACCATGGGAAAGACCATCACCGACCAGGTGTAAAATGTAGGACAAACCCCATTCAGGGATAATTTTTCCATCTTTTTAACATAACAACTAACAACAAGGAGGACATTAAAATGTCAAATCAAATAACAACTGCATTTGTTGAACAGTATAAGAACAATGTTTCTATGCTTTCTCAGCAAATGGGTTCAAGACTAAGATCTGCTTGTGATGTTGAGAGTATAACTGGAAAAAACGCATTTTTTGAACAAATCGGTTCTAGTTCTGCTCAAGTTCGTACATCAAGGCACGGATCAACCCCCCAAATAGATACTCCACACGATAGAAGAAGAGTATCTTTAGCGGATTACGAGTGGGCTGATCTTATTGACGATCAAGATAAAATCAGAATGTTAATCGATCCAACATCTTCTTATTCAAAAGCAGCCGCAGCTGCTATGGGTAGAAGTATGGATGATGTGATTATTTC